ATTCCAGCGCGTGTGCATGGAACGCTTGAACATCCTGCCTCCGACACTGCAACGCGCCGACTGGGAACAGCGGCTCAACCATCTGCTGCGAGAAATGGTGGAGATGGAACAGATCGTCGATGCGTCAGATGACACCAGCATCACTGGGCGGTTCACGGAGCTGCTCGAAGAATTCACCACACACCTTCAGCAAGCCATGGACCGTGACGAAATTCTCATGGGCCGCCCGTGGGTGAACGAGGAAGAAGCTGCAGTCTACTTCCGCATGAAAGACCTTGAGGCTCACCTGAAGCGTAACAACTTTGTGGGACTCACAACGCCGCGCATGGCACAGCGTATCCGTGATCTGGGAGGAGAACCCATCACAGTATCGCTCAAGAACCGCGCTACACGGCTCTGGAAGATGCCGACATTCAAGAAGCAGGATGCACCGTTTGATACCAAGACCCATTCAACTACAGGAGCACCCTTCTGATGACCGACTTGTTGAAATTTGACGGACTGGATGATGCGATCATCGGTATTGCCTCTCCTACTTCCCGGGGCGATGAGGTGATCGTGTACGACGGCGATAAGATACTTGATATGCTGATTTCCGGGTCTGACATGACCGAGGAAGAGGCGGAGGACTACATGAGCTTCAACATCATTGGCCTCTACGCAGGTCCCAATACCCCCATCGTCATATGGAAGCTGTCTCCCGAGGAGGTGCTGCAGTATGCAGCTTCCGTCTCAGACGACTAAAGTTTTCGGTCCTCCCGGCAGCGGCAAGACGACGTTCTTGTTGAACGTCGTTGACACTGAACTGCAGAGCGGAGTCCACCCGACGCAGATCGGCTACTTCGCATTTACCCGCAAGGCAGCCACAGAGGCGCGTGACAGGGCGTCTGCCAAGTTCGAACAGTTGAACCCGGGCACCGACTTCCCGTGGTTCAGGACACTGCACAGTCTGGCCTACCATTGCCTCGGTGTGACGCGCAAAGACATGATGTCACCGCAGCACTTCGCCGAGTTCGCCGCCGAGGCGGGCCTTGAGATTGCAGTCTCTGGCGGGGAAGAAGAGTTCATCGTCAACTCCGACAACCCCATCCTGAACGAAGTGAACATCGCCCGCATCCGTGGCGAAGACCTGCGTGCGCACTACAATCGCAGCGACATGTCACTGGAGTGGTTTCACTTTGAATTTGTTGAGCGCGCCTATCGGCAGTACAAAGATCGCAATGGTGTGATGGACTTCACTGATCTGCTTGAGCGGATCGTGGAAGTGCCTGAGCGCCTGCCCCGTCTCGAGACGCTGATCATTGACGAAGCACAGGACCTGTCGCGTCTGCAGTGGCGCTTGGTCAAGGAACTGGCCGCGAGATCGAATAAGCTTTTTATAGCCGGTGATGACGACCAAGCTGTCTATGCGTGGGCAGGGGCTGATGTTGAAAGCTTCCTTGCGCATAGTGGCGCCATCACCGTACTCGATCAATCGTACCGCGTCCCTGCAAAAATTCACGCACTTGCCAATACCGTCGTCTCTCGTATTCGGCAGCGGCAGCCAAAAGTCTGGAAGCCTCGGCAGGAACAGGGCTCCGTCTCGTACCACAGTGCGTTCGAGAATGTGGACCTTACGTCCGGCGAGTGGCTGATTCTCGCGCCTGCCAATTATCTACTGAATGAAGTGCAGCGCTGGCTCATGTCACAGGGCCTGTTGTTCGAGCGCTACGGACAACGGTCGATACCTGACTCCGTGCTGCACGCCGTCGTTTCGTGGGAGCGTCTGCGCTCCGGTAAGACTATCAACGCCACAGAGGTGAAGAACATCTACAAGTACCTCGGCTCGAATGTGCAGCGCGGCTTCAAGACACTGAACGCGCTCGACCCAGAATCTCTTTTCTCGATGCAAAACCTGACCGAAAAGCACGGCCTGCTGACAGACGCTATCTGGCATGAGGCCTTGGTCAAGATCGCAGAGGACAAGCGCCACTACATCATCAGCCTGTTACGAAGAGGCCTGCGCCTTAACTCAACGGCACCGATTAAACTGTCCACGATCCACGGGGCTAAAGGCGGCGAGGCTGACAATGTCATGCTGTTCACGGACCTCTCTACCCGCTTCATGACTGAATACACACGCAACCCGGACAGCATCAATCGGATTCTCTACGTTGGCATCACGCGCGCCCGCAAGGCGCTGCATGTCATTCTTCCCAAAAATTCAGAGAAATGCTTTCGCCTATGAGAAATCTGCCCTTGTTCCCAACACACTGCGAGTGGCTTCCCCCTGCCTCGTTCCCGGACCTGTCGGGCGCCAAAGAGATTGCCATCGACCTTGAAACACGCGACACGAACATGGAAAGCTTCGGCCCCGGCTGGCCACGCAAGGACGGCTATGTGGTCGGCTACGCCATCGCAGTAGACGGCTGGAAAGGCTACTTCCCCGTTGCGCATGAAGGCGGCGGTAACATGGACAAGCGCGTGGTGGAGCGCTGGGTACAGTCTGTGCTTTCGCTGCCCGCCGACAAAGTCATGCACAACGCCGCCTACGATCTGGGCTGGTTGCTCGCTACAGGCTTCACGGTCAACGGCCGCATCATCGATACGATGATCGCCGCTGCCTGCCTCGATGAGAACCGCTTCAGCTACTCGCTCAACGCACTGGGCTTCGACTATCTGAAAGAAGTGAAGTCAGAGGACGGTCTTAAGCGCGCCGCTGCCGACTTTGGCGTGCATCCAAAGAAGGAGCTGTGGAAGCTGCCCGCTATGTTTGTCGGAGAGTACGCAGAGGGCGACGCAGAGCTGACACTGAAGCTCTGGCAGTGCTTTAAGCCGCTGTTGAAGCGCGAGGATGTCGAATCCGTCTTCGAGCTTGAGACCAATGTACTGCCCGTGCTCGTCAGGCTGACGTTCAACGGAATCCGTTTTGACAGGGAACGCGCAATATCGCTGACCGCAGAGATGACCGCGCGGGAAAAGCAACTGCTCACGGATATCCGGGGCATGGCAGGGGTGCCTGTAGACGTGTGGGCCGCTGCGTCGATTGCCAAAGCGTTTGATAACCTGAAGATGGCGTACCCGCGCTCAGAGACAGGCCTGCCCAGTTTCACCAAGACGTTCTTGGACGGCCTCGATCACCCACTGGCGAAAGCTATCATAGAGGCACGCGAGCTTAACAAGACCTACGGCACGTTCCTGCGTCCTTATATCGAGATGTCTGCCTACGACGGCCGCATTCACCCGCATGTAAACCAGCTGCGTTCCGATGACGGAGGCACTGTTACAGGACGCCTGAGTATGGCTCAACCGAATCTGCAACAAGTGCCTGCAAGGCACGAGGTTATTGGACCGCTCGTTCGCAGCCTATTTTTACCGGAGGAAGGCGAACTGTGGGCGTCTTGTGACTTCTCGTCGCAAGAACCACGGCTCTTGATTCACTACGCGTCACTCTTGGGGCTGCCGGGCAGCGATGTCATGCAAGCCGCGTACCTCAAAGACCCACGCACTGACTTTCATCAGATGGTTGCTGACATGGCAGGCATCAAGCGGAAGCAAGCCAAGACAATCGGGCTAGGAATTACTTATGGAATGGGCAAACAAAAACTAGCAACGTCTCTCGACATGAGCGTAGACGAAGCCAGCACGCTGATCACACTCTTCCATCAGAAGGTACCGTTCCTGCGTAGCACCATCGACGCCGTCATGCGCCGCATCGAGAGCCCCGCATCAGGCGGCGCGATCCGTACACTGCTCGGCCGCAAGTGCCGCTTCCCGCTCTTCGAGCCTGTGGCATGGGGCGTCAACAAGGCGCTGCCGTACGAACAGGCGATCATTGAATACGGCCCACGGGTCAAGCGGGCGATGACGTACAAAGGACTAAATCGCTTGATCCAAGGCTCTGCTGCCGACCAGACCAAGGCCGCCATGGTGGCACTGGACAAGGCAGGCTTCCGAGTGCTGCTGCAGCTGCATGATGAGATCGTGGTCAGTGTGAAGACCCGGGAAGAGGCAGAGGAGGCGGGGCGGATCATGGCCACGACTGTGGAGCTATCAGTCCCCTCGGTTGTAGATGTGGAAACAGGCAGTAGTTGGGGAACTGCGAAATAATTGAAGAAACGGGGTTGACGCCCCGTTTTTTTGTATAGTAGGATTCGCTCACAGAAAGCATACAGGAGACCACAAATGCCTTACGGCAAAAAACACAAACCAAAAAAAGACCCGTCCCCGGAATGGCGTAAGCCAACCAGTCCTTCGCGTCGCAAAGAACCATGGGTACCGATCATGCTGCGCGCGCACGTTTACGCGATGGTGCGTGAGCTTGCTTTGCATCATGGCGTGAGCATGGGAGAAGCAGTTCGCATTGTGATTGAGGCAGAGTTCCAAAAAACGGTATGGAAGTTACAACAAGAGGAAATCAAAGCACGGAGGGAGCAGAGTGGAGAAGTCAAAAAAGACAGAGCTTGAGATCAGAGTACCTGTAGTTGTGGAATACAGGGTTCTTGAAAAAACCCTTGATTTCCCGACTCAGGTCGATATACAAAGAGTACTCATACAAACAGAAAGAACGGGAAGGAAACATAACGTCTTAAGCAGCTTGTGCGAAAGCACACTGCTTCTGCTTGAAGACGATATCCTCGCCCAATTGGAGAGAACATGACGATAGATACTAACGATCTCTACACCGCGACGTACTTCATCACACTGCACGCGTTTCTCGGGCGTAGTGACATCAAGCCCCTGAGCGGTAACAACTCGATAGAATTGGCCATGGCCTATTCTCACGATACTGCTCTCAAGGTAGTGGAACAGTTCAATGACAACGGTAGAAACTGAAACATCAAATACAGGAGAACGCACCGTGGTACTGAAAAAGATAAGTGAACATTTCTGGATGCTGTCGAGTGACGATGGTTTAGTCAAGCTGACGTGGTTCGGAGCAACAAAGGGCGAGGTCATGGGGCGGTTCAATGCCTACATCCGCAGCGTTGATCTGGATCGTATTCGGTACAAAAAGAGGGTAAGTGTATGAGCATAGTACCGAGAGAAGAAACGAGTCATCAAGACGAAGAAAACCACTAGACAAGAACGAGTCGAAGCAACCAATAAACCCATGCGACCACAGCGAGTCACCCTGCCCAAGAAAACCAAAGCCACGAAACGAGTCATAGCGTTCTAGGAAACCAAATAAGCGAAACGAGTCAGATGATTTGAGAAATCCATTTAGCAGAAACGAGTCAGGACTTCGAAGAAACCCGATGGAATTAAACGAGTCAACTAACCATAAAGAGAGAAAGTAATATGAGCGATATCAAGATAATGGTACGAGGTGCGTACGACATCCAGAAGTTGCGGATCATGATGGGTAACAGGATCGTAGCTAACTTCAAAGCGAAGCTGGGTCAAAAGCCCGGCATGAGCGAAGAGGAGCTGGAGGAAGCAGAGAAAACAATCCTCACGTCACTGCGTGCATCGTACAAAAAGATTACCGATGGCGTCACCACATTGCCACGACAGTCGAGCTTCAAGGGCGATGAAGTAATCAGCAGCTATACCGAGCTTGTGCTGGTGGACCAATACCTGAGCCTTGAGCAACAAGAGGACAAGCAGTTCAGCCGCCTGAAGAATGTGCTCAAAGATTTCCCGGTTTACAACGAGTTTCTGGTAAACGTGTACGGCGTAGGGCCAGCAATGGCAGGGGTTATCGTGTCAGAGATCAACATCCACGCAGCGCAGTATCCGTCGAGCCTGTGGAAGTACGCAGGGCTGGATGTAGTAGCCGCAGATGGGAAGGGGCGCTCACGCAAGAAAGAACATCTTGAAGAATCCGAGTACACAAACAAAGACGGCGAGACTGCCACGAAGAGGGGCATCACGTTCAACCCTTTCCTGAAAACCAAACTGGTTGGTGTACTGGGTTCTTCGTTCATCAAGCAGAGCGCAACCAAGTGCCCGTACCGCAAGATATACGATGACTACAAGCATCGGTTGGAGCACATGCCCGCACATGCGGGCAAGAGCAAAGGACACCGGCATAATATGGCCGTGCGCTACGCAGTGAAGCGATTCTTGGCCGACCTGTATACCGCATGGCGTACCCTCGAAGGTTTGCCTGTAGCTACAGAATACAGTGCAGGCAAACTTGGCATCATCCACAGAGCAGCGTGAGGAGAAGGTGAGATGGCTAGAAAAGAAAAGGCAGGGACAAGCGATTGGATACCGATCAATTTCTACGCGATGGAGGGCAATAACAATGCAGACTGAACTTGAGAAGTGGATTGAAAAACACCAATACCATGATTTTGGGGTTGGGCACGTTGTCGAAGTTGCCGACCTCCGCGCACTGCTCGCTGGCAAGGTGCTGTGCGCCCAGCAAAGTATTGCTGCAATCAACACCAGTTCTGGAGAAGTCGTTGCAACTCTGGACGCTGCATATTTCGGCACGAACTGGACGCCCCTCTACGCCCCTGCCGACATTGGCACGATGCGCATAGTTGCCATACAGGGAGCGGCAGAAGAATACGCTAGGCAGGGTAACACGGTGCTAGCTAACGAGCTGCGGGATAAGTTTGGCAAGGAGCAAGATGATGAGTAACTTCAGTCAAATGACGAGGCACCCGGAAACCGGCAGGATGGAGATGGCAACGTGGCTGGACGGGCATTTCGGAGACGCCTTTGGGGTGCAGTTTGAAGACACCAGCGTGTACCACGAAGACTATTTTAATTGGCGACCAATAAGCCACACCGTGGAAATACATAAGCCTACCAAAGCATATGACAAACAAGTGGGTGGGTCGCACTACAAGAAGATGAAGATTCAGCCCATGCAGTACAGCATGGCGAACGAGCTGGACGCGTGCCAACACACGGCGATCAAGTACATAACGCGCCACGAA